TATCGATTTACAGAAAAGAATTATGGAAAAATCCTGAATTTTATGAAAAAATGAAAAATAGACCTAAACAATATAAAAAGGTACTAATTAATGGAATTATTTATAATTCACTACAAGATGCTGGGATCTCACATAATATAACAGCTAATAATGTTTGTAAAAGATGCAAAAGTGGTAGTAAAAAATTTCAGAATTGGTCTTATATTTGATTTTTTTTATGATATGAATACGATTCGTATTCATATCATATATTATGAATTTTTCATGCTATTCATGATCATCGTTATATCGTCTTTCACCAGCTTCAAAATCACCCGAATTGGTACGAGTAAACGATGGGTTAAGTCCATTCATTTCCAAAATATCATCTCTAATATTTTGATTTCTTTTTTCAATATTAATAACTCTAACAAACGAGTTAGTGACCGCTGCTGTAAAATAAGCAAACGGGTTATCGGATTTTGATTCATCGAATTGTAATCCAATTTGGGTCAACTGTAAAATTGCTTGACCTCGCATTTCATCATTGTAAGTATATCCTCTCACGTTTCCACGAGTAGCATATCTTTCACATAATTTTAGCATCATTCTTGCCAATGTATCTGTTATTTTTCCTGCATTTTTATCAAAGTATCCAGTTTCTAAGTCTCCTTTCCAATGACTTTTTCCTACACATACTAAGTTATCATTTTCATCAAATTTCCAATGTTGGAATGGCTTGAAGTTAACTTTTGCTCTTTTATCTGCTTCAGATTTTGGGTTTTTCTTACGCCCGTGTTCCGCTGGGATGTGGTCATAAGACATAATTCTAAATATTAAATCAGTTTTTGGTATTTTTTTATAGTTTATTTCACAGTCGGATAGTTTTATTTTTTCACCTGCTGCTTTTCTAGTAGAATAATCAGTTTCTGACAATCTTTTTGCTTGGTTACGTTTTGCTTCTGCTATTGAACGAACGTTTATCTTATCTAAGCTTGGTAAAATTATATCATATTGGTGATAACTTTTATCAACAAAGCTGCAATATGATGTTTTTGATCTGTGTATCTCTAGTAACATGTCCTTATTGTTAAGATAGTTTTTAGGGGTGGTTGTCATTATATATCCTTATATTCTAGTAAATTATAGCATGATGCGTTGTTTTTGTCAACTAAATAAAGAGATGAAATAGGAAAAAATCATGTCAATTAATTTAGGACAAAGTTTACAATCTAACATATCAACTGCACAAAATGCAATTGGATCGATTGGTTCTGCTGTTAATACAGCACAAAATCTAAAAGCTGCCTTATCATCTTCATATAGTTCTGGTGGTGTTTTAAGTGCAATACGAAGTGTTAACATTCCCGCAGCTGGTGAAGCGATAGGTGATATCATGTCTGCGGTTTCCTCATTTGGTGGTGATGCTAACTCAGATGATTGGCGAGTACGGTTAAGTCTTGCTAGTTGGGTTTCATTTAAGTCTAGTCCTGTCTTAGCACCGCTAAAAGAAGCAGGTGGGTTGATTTTTCCATATACTCCACAGATTACTATAAAAAGTTCAGCAACATATACCAGTACATCACCAGTTCATACAAATTACGCATTTAGATCCTATAAAAACAGTGACCCAGGAGCGATACAAATCATTGCTCCAATGAATGTTGAAGATTCAACACAGGCGTTGTATTGGATTGCAGCATTGCATTATTTAAGATCTTTAACTAAGATGTTTACTGGAAATGACCCTAAAGCTGGGAATCCTCCACCGGTTATTTACTTAAATGGATATGGGAATTATGTTTTCAAGAATGTTCCAGTTGTTGTTACTAATATTGATATTCAATTAAATGCAGAATGTGATTATATTGGGTGTAATGTGGTTGGTAGTTTGGCAGGGGAAATCTCTGGAATAGCTGACTCATTAGGAAGTTTATCAGATACATTGGGTGGTAGTATTTCAGGGTTATCTGGTTTAGCCAATAATATTTCAGAAGGATTGGGAATTGTTGGTCAAACTGCAAGTGTTTTAGGTTCGTTGGGAATTGGTGGTACAACAAATGGTGGTGTAACACACGTTCCTACAAAAAGCACATTTACGGTGACATTACAACCAGTTTACAGTAGAGATAGTGCCCGTAAATTTAGTTTAGATAGATTTGTGTCTGGTGGATATTTAAATAATTCAGTGGGGTATATTTAATGACAACTAGATATTCTAATAATAGTCCATGGTATAACACTCAATTGAAACAAAACTATTTGGATACATTGACAATCAGACCAGTAAGTGCAGAAGTTGATGATTTTTTATATACGATTGAAGCGCAATACACTTATAGACCTGATTTATTAGCATTTGATCTATATGGTGATGCTGGATTATGGTGGGTTTTTATTCAGCGAAATTTGGATGTTTTACAAGATCCAGTATTTGATTTCACACCAGGTAAAAACATATACATACCAAAAAACAGTAGTTTAAGAACTGTACTGGGATTATAACATGACAGATATAATAGGTGCAACAACAGCTGGTATATCACTAGCTAAAAAAATATCAGAAATAGTACCAGTTAATGGATTATCATCTATAACTGATATGATATCAGGTGAGTTAAAATCAATTGGCTCTATATTTACAAAAATACCAGAACAGAAATTCCCATTACCAAATCCATTATTTGCATATGCATCATATACATATACTCTTGGTATTGCTGGATTAACTGATGATGACTTACATAATCCAGACACCTCATATCTATCTGGTAAAAGATTACCATTAATATGTAAATCTGCAAATGCGGATCCTTCAAATAGAGTGAATACTCCATATGGTAGATTTGATTTCTTTATTGATGATGTTGAGTTGGAAAGTATAATTGGGTTTATGAAAGGATTTAACACTAATGTAAGTAAAATACGATTTAAAATAACAGAACCATATAGTATGGGATTGTTTATTATAGCAGTACAACAACTTGCTCAAGAGTTAGGACATGACAATTGGCGTGATGCCCCATTTTTATTATCAATCGATTTTAAGGGAAATAAAGAAACTGGGCAAATTGATAGTATTAATGGTACTAGTAAACGAATACCATTTAAATTTACAGATATTACTATGATAGTTAATGAAACTGGTAGTGTTTATACGTGTGAAGCAATGCCTTATAATCAAGCGGCATTAGCCGATAACGTTGCCAAATTTAAAAGTGAAATCTCGATTAAAGGAAAGACAGTACAAGAAATATTACAAACAGGTGAAAAAAGTTTACAAGCGGTTGTTAATCAACGATATAAACAACTAGTTGATCAAAAATTAGTAAGCGTAGCAGATGAAATATTAATATTATTTCCACAAGATGTTTCCTCATCGTCAAATGCTGATTCATCAAAGAAAGAAAATAACTCGTCAGCTGTAACTGATCCTGCCAATAGTTCAGATAGCTCTATATTTAAAAAATTAGGAGTTACTAGAAGCACTGTAAATCAATCACTAGTACAGGATGCGAAAGACTGTAATGTAATAGGAAAAGCAAGTTCTGGGTTTAATGAATATAGAACTGGTACAACTCCTATCGGGAAAGAAAACGCAGTATATGATGAGAAATCAGGTGGGTTTATACGAGCACAGAATACTATTGATGTAAAAGAGAGTGATTTTAAATTTGCACAAGATACTGATATTCCTAATGCAATAAACCAGGTATTATTACAAAGTGATTTTATTAAAGATACATTTAATGCAGCAAATTTAACAGCAGAAGGTTATCGTACATTATGGCGAATTGATGTTCAAACCTATAACTTAGGATCAAAAGAAACTGTCGAACAAGGTGTTAAACCAAAATTATATGTGTATAGAGTAGTCCCATATAATGCTCATGCTGGAAATATGATGCCACCAAATACTAAACCACCTGGGTACGATAACCTTAAGAAACAAGTAGTTAAAGAATACAATTACATTTATACAGGAAAAAATGTAGATGTTAAAAATTTTGAAATAAAAATCAATAATGGATTTTCTTCGGTAATGGCTGCTGATGGTGGACGAAAATCACAAGATATAAAACAAGCAGCTGAAATGAGTGGGAAATCAGAACAATCATCTGCTAGTTTACTTTTAGGGAAAGGAAATGCACCTAGTAAAGAACTTGGGGTTATTCCGACTATTGTAAATTATATTGGAACAATAACTGGCACTGATAAAAAAGGCGGTGGTGGCGTAGAAACTGAAGCTACTAGAGCTGGTAGATTGTTTATGGATGCAGTAACTCGTGGCTATGATTTAATAAACTTAGATATGACAATAATTGGAGATCCATATTTCATTGTACAGAGTGGAATGGGTAATTATACATCAAAACCTACGCAATATATGAATTTGAATGCAGATGGTTCTGTTAATTATCAAAATGGGGAAGTAGTAATTAGTGTTAATTTTAGAACACCAATTGATATAAATCAACAATCCGGTATGTATGATTTTGGTGGTAAATCAAAAACAGCGCCAGTTATGCAATATAGTGGGATGTATAAAATACGAACTGTTGTTAGTACATTTAATGGCGGTGAATTTGTACAAAAATTAAAAGGACAACGAATGCCTCTACAAGAAAGTAAACAGGAATCAACACCAGAACAAACATTTAACACTAGTACCGGATTAACCGGTATGTTAAATGATATTACAAAATTGTGGGATTTTTAATGACAAATCAATCAGATAATAATCATATGTCATCGAGTCAGGGTGAGTCAAAACCAGGCCCATTTCTGGCCAAGGTTATAAGCCATCTTGATTCTACTAATATGGGAATTTTAGAAGTAGAAATACTTAGAGCTGGAGCAGGTAATACGGCATCCGAAGGACAATTACACCAAGTTCAATATATGAGTCCATTTTATGGAGTCACGAGTGAAGCATATACCGCTGCAGATCCGGATGATTATAATAATACACAAAAAAGTTATGGAATGTGGATGATCCCACCAGATCCTGGGTCTACCGTTGTTGTTATTTTCATTGATGGTGATCCAAAACGTGGCTATTGGATTGGATGCGTTATGGACAAAGGCATGAATTTCATGGTTCCAGGGCTTGCTGCAACAGAAAGTGTAGTAGAAACCCAGACTGGACGAGTACCAGTTGCTGAGTATAATAAAAAAATAACGGATAATACAGTAGATGCAACAAAGGTTAAAAAACCAAAACATCCATTGGCTGATGTATTAGCAGCACAAGGATTAATAAAAGATGATATTAGAGGGATAACAACTAGTAGTGCTAGAAGAGAAGCTCCAAGTATGGTTTTTGGAATTAGTACGCCAGGTCCGATTGATAAAAGACCTAATGCTAAACGTGGACCTATTGGAAAGAAAGAACATCAAGTACCAAATGCATTTGTTAGTAGATTAGGTGGTTCTACTATTGTTATGGATGATGGAGATGATAAATTTCTCCGCAAAAAACCTGCAAAAGAAGCAGGGCCTGAATATGTTGCTGTTGAACAGGGAGAAACTGGCGGTGATGTCACAATTCCACATAATGAATTAATTAGGTTTAGAACTAGAACTGGGCACCAAATTTTATTGCATAATTCAGAAGATTTAATTTATATTGGCAATGCCCGTGGTACATCGTGGATAGAATTAACTAGTAATGGAAAGATTGATATCTATGCTGGTGATAGTATAAGTGTATATTCTGGAAATGATATTAATTTCACTGCTAATAGAGATATAAACTTAAATGCAATGAATGGTAATATCAATATGTCTGCTAAAATCAATATTAATGAAACAGCGGAAAAACAATTAAATTTTAAAGCTGGGACCGATGTTATTATTGAAGGAACATCCACTGCTAATTTAAAATCAGCTAAAACAAATATTCAGGGTGCTATTAATCTTTCAGGATCAGTGGTATCAGCTGATATTACTGGAAAAATAACATGCGCTGTTCAAGCAGGAACAGCTGGTGGAACAGGTGCAGTTTCTATAAGTAGTGGAAGTCCTAGCGCAGCAACGGCAGCAACGGCAGCACCTGTACCAATACGAGTTCCTCAGCCTGAACCATGGGCATTTCATGAGAATTTAGATCCGACTATGTTTGTGCCTGAAAAAACTGGAGCAGTAATTAAACCAACAGATAATACTATAGCAAAGCCTAAAGATACCCCAATTATGTATGGAAAATATACTACTACTACCGATACATTTGCTAAAGTAAAAGGAGCAGAAAAATGAGTTCAAATTCTAGATTATATGATAAAATATCATTACCAGCAGTACATAAACCTAATCAATTAACATCAAAGATGTATAAGGGATTTAGTACAGTAAACAATAATACTGAAAATTTTAAGTTGTATGATTTTGAATTAATAAAACAGGATTTATTAAATCATTTTTATACTAGACAAGGTGAACGGTTGATGAACCCAACATTCGGTACAATTATATGGGATTTATTATTTGAACCATTAACCGAGCATGTAAAGAATTTAATATTGCAAAATGTTAATGAAATAATTAATTATGACCCTAGAATACGGGCTGAAAATGTAATAGTTACACAATACGAGAGTGGAATTCAAATTCAATGTTCATTAACGTATATGCCTTATAATATGACACAATCAATGCAGTTAAGATTTGACCAAGAAAATGGGTTATTAATGCAATAATGTACATACTTAATTAATTCAATAAATACAATTATTAGGATTAATTATGAGCTCAACAGATAGACAAAACAGACTTTTATTAGCTGAGGATTGGAAGAAGATATATCAATCGTATCGAAATGCGGATTTTCAAAGTTATGATTTTGAAAATTTACGTAGAGTAATGATTGATTATATAAGACAGAATTACCCAGAAGATTTTAATGATTACATTGAAAGTTCTGAGTATCTAGCTCTTATTGATTTAGTTGCATTTTTAGGTCAAAGCATTGCATTTAGAGTAGATTTGAATGCTCGTGAAAACTTTTTGGAATTAGCGGAACGTCGTGATAGCATTTTAAGATTGGCACGATTGATTAGTTATAATGCAAAAAGAAATATTCCTGCTCAAGGTCTGTTAAAATTTAATACTATTCAAACCACTGAGAATGTGATCGATAGTAATGGAAGAAACTTATCTGGACAAATAATTACATGGAATGATCCATCAAATTCTAATTGGTATGATCAATTCTTTAAAGTTATTAATGCAGCATTCTCTCCAAATCAACAATTTGGTAATCCATCTGATAGAGCTACAATCCAAGGAACTCCAACAGAGCAATATAGATTTGAATCATCTAATGCTGATGTTCCAGTATATTCTTTTACTAAATCAATATCTGGAAGTACTATGAACTTTGAAATTACTAGTACAACATTTAATGGTCAGAATTATATATATGAAGAATCTCCAAAAATATCTAATAAAATTGCTTGTGTATATAAAGACGATGGCAGGGGTTATGGTAGTGCTGGCACTGGATTTTATTTTAATTTTACACAAGGTTCATTGAACACTGGAACATTTACAATAACTCAGCCTAGTTCAAACGAATCTATAGATATTGATTCACAAAACATTAATAATAATGATATATGGTTATATCGATTGGACGCTAATGGCAGTGAATCGGAATTATGGACTCAAGTTCCTAGTTTTGAGGGTAATAATATAATTTATAATAGCATTATAAAAAGTATTAGAAATATATACGGTGTTACAACACGGGTTGGTGATTCAGTTAGTTTAACATTTAGTGATGGAACTTTTGGAAACTTACCGCTTGGTACATTTAGAACTTATTATAGAATAAGTAATGGATTGTCATATACAATAAACACACAAGATATAAAAAATGTGTCAATCGCAATCCCATATACTTCAGTTACCGGACAAATTGAAACTTTGTCGTTATCACTTAGTTTAGCTACCTCGGTATCCAATTCGGATGCATCTGAAACTAATACAAGTATTAAATCAAATGCTCCAGCAAACTATTATACTCAAAATAGAATGATAACGGGTGAAGATTATAATATAAGTCCATTGAGTGTAAATCAACAAGTTCTCAAAGTTAAGTCAGTTAATAGAACATCAAGTGGTATTAGTAGATATTTTGATTTAGTTGATCCAACTGGAAAGTATAGTACTACAAACTTGTTTGCTGATGATGGTGTTTTATACACCGAAGCATATACATCATCCACTAGATTTTCATATGCAACTAGAACAGATATAGAAGGTATTATTTATAATACTGTTTTAGATATAATTTCTAACAACGGCATCCGAAATTTTTATTATTCAAATTACATAAATTATGTAACCACAAGTATGAATATACTATGGAATTCTGTGACAACTGATTACAATTCATCGACTGGTAATATAGGTAACATATTAGATGGTGAAATTTACGCAGTTGGTAGTACAGTAAATACTTTATTAAAATATATCACACCAGGTGCATTAGTAAAATTTTCAGCCCCAACCGGACAATATTTTGATACTACCAATAATAATAAGTTGACTAATGGAGTCGCTACTCCATTGGGTGCAAAAACTGAAATATGGGCCGAGGTTGTATCGATAATTGATGATGGTCGTGCTAATGGTACTGGTGTATTATCAGATGGAACAGGCCCAATTACTATGAATAGAGTTATACCAACTAATGCGATTATAACACAGATAATTCCAAAATGGAGAACATCACTTGATTCTGCAGTGGTTACAACCATGATCGATTTAATATTCGCTAATAAGCCATTTGGGTTAAGATATGATGCATCAACACAAGCGTGGAAAGTTATATTTGAAACAAATTTAGATACATCTTCGAATTTTTCATTGTTAAAACAAGGTATCGTTACTAATACTCAACAGGATTCTAGTTGGATATTATTATTCACAACTGATAATGAATACTACACAATTACTAGTCGTGAATCAAGATATATTTTTGAAAGTGATAAACAATTAAGATTTTATTTTGATAGTAATTTAAAAATATATGATAGTAGAACTAATTCTATCATAAATGATAGAATTAATGTACTTGGGGTAAATAATCAACCTGATAGTACACAACCATTTACTACCGATATAAAATGGGATATTGTATCTGAATATGTTGGATTAGATGGGTATGTCGATACTAAAAAAATTATAGTAACTTTTTCTGATACTGATTTCAATGGTGCAGTTGATAATCCTGAATCATTTTTAAATATAGTGGCTCCTTCTAATAATATATTAACAAAGTATATAGTTTTAGAAAAATATACAATATCAATTGGTCAAGAAGATTATCGATATGTTTCAAATTCAGACACCAAGGTTAAAATTTTGCAATCACAGACTGATGTTGGCTCATTGATTCAATACCAATCTGGACAATATTTTTATTTTATAGATACTGATGTAGTAAAACAATTAAAACTACCAGCTGGAACATTCACTCCAACGCTTGATTATAAAGTTTATTCTGGTCGAGATAATTTAAAGTTTCAATATACTCATAGTGCAGATTATGATTCTAGAATAGATCCAGGGGTTAGTAACATCATGGATGTTTACATCTTGACCAAATCATATGATATATTATATAGACAATGGTTAAATGGTGCATCAGTGGATATGCCATTACCACCTAGTTCCGTTGAGTTATACAATACATTATCAACCAACTTAAATTTAATTAAAGCAACATCGGATGAAATAGTATATCATCCAGTTAACTATAGAATATTATTTGGAAGTAAAGCAACTCCAGATTTACAAGCATCTTTTAAAGTTATTAAAACTCAAGGTCAAGTTATATCTAATAATGATATCAAATCACAAGTCATAAGTGCCATTAATGAATTTTTTGCATTAGAAAACTGGGATTTTGGAGATACTTTTTATTTTTCAGAGTTATCGACTTATGTTATGAATAAGTTATCACCAAATATTTCAACTATAGTAATCGTTCCAAGACAGGGGACATTAAATTTTGGAAGTTTATTTGAAATTAAATCATTAAGTAATCAACTTTTTATCAACGGCGCAACTGTTGATGATATTGAAATCATAACTGGGATTACTACAAGCAATATTAAATCTGTGAGTGGAACGGCGGTTGATTCGACCGTATCATCACAGCAATCAATAACAAGTTCATCATATGGGAGTAACTAATGGCTGATAGCACAAAACCAAACGCCAGTAATAACATTTCTTCAACCTTTTTACCAAGAATCTATGCAACTGATTTTAATAAAAAGTTTTTACAAGCTACAATGGATCAATTAATTAAACCTGGCACTGTTAAAAAAGTAAATGGTTATATTGGTCGTAGAAATGCTAAAGCAACTTCTGGGGAAGATATATTTGTTTCTGCTACTGATACAGTTCGACAAAATTATCAATTAGAGCCTGGATTAGTTATTAAAGATACGTTGAACAACACTACCTTGTTTAAAGATTATATTGATTATATCAATCAATTAGACGTATTTGGTAGTGATGTATCAAACCATTCTAGAATTAATAAAGAAGAATTTTACAGTTGGGATCCACATATTGATTGGGATAAAATATCGAACTTTCAAAATTATTATTGGTTACCATATGGACCAGATGTAGTTAGAATATATGGGCAGAAACATGCTATAGAAAGTACTTACACTGTAAACATAGAATCTGAAGGCGACAATAATACATATATATTCACCCCAAATGGATTGGATAGAAATCCAGTACTTACTTTATTCAAAGGACAAACATACAATTTTGAAATAACAAGTCCTGGAAATCCATTTAGTTTCAAAACACATAGAAGTTCTGGTTCTAGTAATAGATATACTAATATAGGGATGAAAAATAATACTATAGAAACTGGTACTATAACTTTTACAGTTCCGCATGATGCACCATCTGTATTATATTATCAAAGTGAAAATGATACTGATTTAGGTGGAGTAATTCACATTTTATCGATTGAAGAAAATTCATATATCAATGTAGAAACTGAGATATTAGGTAAAAAAACATACAAATTACCAGACGGGACACCGTTAAGTAATGGCATGAAAGTTACATTTGGTGGAAATGTAGAACCTTCTGAATATTCTACTGGAAAATATTATGTTGAAGGTATTGGGTCTTCGATAAGATTGGTTAATGAATCTGTATTAGAGATGACAAGTTCTTATACATCATCAGTTAATGTTGAATTTGATACAACACCTTTTGATAAATTGCCATTCAATGATGCATTATCATATGCAGGGCAGCCAGATTACATTGTTATTAATAGAGCTAGTAGAGATCATAATCCTTGGTCTAGATATAATAGATGGTTCCATAAAGATACTATAGAATCGAGTGCTAGATTCAATAATAAAATAGCTGACTTAGATCAATCAGCAAGAGCAAACCGTGCAATTATTGAATTTGAAGCTGATATAAGATTATTTAATTTTGGAACAACTGCTATTAATGATGTTGATCTTATAGATACATATACAACTGATATATTTTCAACAATTGAAGGATCACATGGGTATAACATTGATGGTGTGGATTTACTAGCTGGTCATAGAATTCTAGCAGCAGCTGATACAGATCCATTAGTTAAAAATAAAATATATGAAGTAGAAATTTTAGATTTTGAACATCTATCATTGAATGGTGTATCCTTATCAAAAATTATTCATTTGGTTGAAGTTAGCACACCGACTATTGATCAAGTGGTTTTAATTCATTCAGGTGTTAAAAATCAAGGGGAAATGTATTGGTTCAATGGTGATAATTGGGTTAAAACACAGCAAAAAACATCATTAAATCAACCACCATTATTTGATGTTGTTGATGACACTGGTGTTAGTTATAGTGATATTAATACCTTTACTGGCTCTACTTTTAGTGGAACTAAGTTATTTTCATATAAGATTGGATCAGGACCAGCTGACTCAGTTCTAGGATTCCCATTATCATATAAAAATATTAATAATATAGGTGATATTGTTTTTAATTTTAACTTAATCTCAGACACCTTTATATATAAAGAACTATCAACAGTTATTAATAAAAAAATTAATGTTGGATATTTATCAAAAATGGATTATGCTGGGAATACTGAATATGTAAATGGCTGGCAAAAAAATACAATTGATAACACACAAGCTGCGATTAGAATTTATAAATCAACCACTCAATTAAATGATTTTCAAATTGATATATTTGATAATATTAATGAGTTGGATGATTTAACCATAAAAGTATATGTAAATGGTACTAGATTGGATAATTCTAAATGGCAGATAATTGATGGTCCAACATATAAAGTCGTGCAGTTAGATACCGATGTAATGCCAACAGATATATTAACTATTAGAGCATTTGCAGCACAGGGAATTAATGGGAACGGGTACTATGAAATACCATTAAATCTCCAGAACAATCCAATGAATGATGAGATGACTGATTTTACACTTGGTGAAGTTATTGATCATGTAAATTCAATTGTTGATAATTTATCAAACTTTTCTGGTGATTTCCCAGGCACTAGTAATTTAAGAGATTTGGGTAATATATCACAATATGGTACTCGATTCATACAACACAGCGGTCCAGCAAGTTTATCTTTATACCATATAACAACTGAAACTAACAATATTATAAGATCAATAGAAAAAAGTAGAGATGATTATGGTAATTTTAAACGAAATTTTATTAAAATTGCTGAACGTACAGGGGTAGACATTGATGTAATAACACATATAGATCTAATATTGGATAAAATTAACAAAGATAAACCGAATACTTTTCCTTATTATTTTAGTGATATGGTTCCATATGGTGCTAGTATAAAAACCACAATACAAGTAGTTGATTATAGAATAAAACTTTATCCATTAACAACTGTATTCACAACAGAAACATTATCTAATAAAGCTGTAATTATATATGTTAACAACGAGCAATTATTACATAGTCGTGATTACTATTTTGATGGACAAGGATTCGTTGTTATAACATCAAAATTGATCAATGATGATATTATAACAATTTATGAGTATGAAAATACCGATGGATGTTTTGTTCCTGAAACACCAACAAAGCTAGGACTATTTCCAAAATATCAACCAATGATATATCTTGATACTAGTTTTATAACACCACGATGGATGATTCAAGGACACGATGGTAGTCAAGTATTGGCATATGGAACATATGATGCTAATGGTACTCCTGATTACCGTGATGCATTGTTATTAGAATTGGAAAAACGTATTTACAACAATATTAAAGTACAATACGATATAACAATATTTGATTTAAATGATACCATTCCAGGATATAACAGAAAAACCGACTATAGTTTATCAGAATTCAATACAGTTTTAGCTCCTAATTTTTATAAATGGACATCATTAATAGATCGAGATTTTTCAAAACCATTGAGCTTTGATAGAAGTAATTCATTCACTTATAACTATTCAGGGCATTCAGCACCAGATGGAAGTAACGTTCCAGGATATTGGCGTGGGGTATATAAATGGATTTTAGATACTGATAGACCGCACCTGTGCCCGTGGGAGATGCTAGGATTTACTGAAGAACCATATTGGTGGACAGATGTATATGGACCTGCGCCGTATACTAGTAATAATTTTGTATTGTGGGATGACATTAGCAATGGCTATGTAAAAGAACCAGGTAAGCCTACTATTAGATTGGAAAAGTATGCTAAACCATTTATAACAAACCATATACCAGTAGATGAATATGGTGCATTGGTGAGTCCTATTATGTCTGATTTGGCAAATGGGATCATAACTGAATCAATTGGTGGTGATTTTGTGTTTGGTGATAGCAGCCCAATTGAATCAGCATGGAGACGTAGTTCATACTACTCATTTGGGATTTTAATTACTGTATTATTATTAAACCCAAATAAATCTATCGGAGTATTATTAGATCGTTCTAGGATTATTAGAAATAAAACAGGACAACTAGTATATAAAGACACAGGATTACGAATCAAACCAAGTGATATTGTACTACCAAGTATTCAATCTAGTAATACTAGAGAACAGACTGCTGGCATAATAAATTATTTAGTTAATTATATTTTAAGTGATAATTTAAAATCATATACGCAATATCAATATGATTTAACCAATATTTCAGCTAGAATATCGCATAGACTTGGATCTTTTACAAGTAAAGAAAAATTCAATTTATTATTAGATTCCAAGACCCCATTGTCAACTGGTAGTGTTTTTGTACCGCAAGAAAATTATGATATAATTTTGAATAGTTCAAATCCTATTAAAAAAATTACATATAGTGGTGTAATTGTTACCAAAATGGCTGATGGATTTGAAGTTAAAGGATATAGTAAAACCACTCCATATTTCAAATATTATGCATGGCAACAATCAGGAATTACAATAAATGTTGGTGGTATATCAGAAAGTTATCTACAATGGACATCAAATCAACAATATTCTGCTGGTAAAATTGTAAATTATAATGGAAAATATTATAGAGTAAAATCATTACATACAACTGGTACAACATTTGACCAATCATATTATCAAGTATTAGCTGAATTGCCTATTATAGGTGGTAAAGATGCAATTCTAAGAAAACGTTGGGATAGAGAATCGGCATTAATTATTCCGTATAATACTAAATTTAGAACTACACAAGAAGTAGTAGATTTTTTACAAGGTTATGGTGAATATTTAAAAGATCAAGGATTTATTTTTGATGATTTTAATACTAATATAGCCAGTGTAACTAACTGGGAAACCAGTGCGAAAGAATTTTTATTCTGGACTACTCAAAATTGGTCAACTGGGCAAGATAAATGGGATGAATGGGATGCTGATGTATTAGTATCATATGGATCAATAGTGCGATATAACGGTGATTATTATCGTGCAATCAGAAATTCTCAATCATCTATATTCAACGAACATGATTTTGCAAAATTGGATGGGTTGAGTTCTATTGGAAGTTCGGTGATTTCATTAAGTCCAGCTGCTGAAAAATTAACATTTAGTTCACCATTATCAGTTGTTGATGATATTACCAATTCATTTAATGGATATGAAATATATCGCGTAGATGGTCAAGCTATACCATATAACTTCTTGAATTCGTATAGAGAAGATAATGCAGTTAGTTATACACCACAGGGTGATGACGGTATTTATGGCGCTACCTTTTACTTAGTTCAAAAAGAGCAAGTTGTTATTCTAGATAATTCTACAATGTTTAATGACACCATATATAATCCAGAAAGTGGATATAAACAAGATAGAATAAAAGTATCTGGATATCTTAGTATTGGTTGGTATGGTGCATTTGATGTGCCTGGTTTTATCTTTGATCAAGCTAAAATACAAGATTGGGAAGCATGGAAAGATTATGCGCTTGGTGATATTGTAAAATATAAAGAATTTTATTATAGTTCTAGTAAATTTATAAATGGTACTAATGAATTTAATCATACGTTATGGATTAAACTAGATAAAAAACCTGAAGCAGCGTTACTTCCAAATTGGAATTACAAAGCCAGTCAATTTGAAGATTTTTATAGTTTGGATAGCGATAACTTTGATATAACACAACAAAAAATGGCACAACATTTGATTGGATATCAAAAACGTCAATATTTAGAAAATATTATTCAAGATGATGTTAGTGAGTTTAAATTTTATCAAGGAATGATACTTGAAAAAGGGACTCAAAATGTATTGAATAAACTTTTTGATGTATTAAGTGCCGATAACCAAGAAAGTTTGAAATTTAACGAAGAATGGGCAGTTCGGGTTGGTCAATATGGCGCTAGTAATTCATATGAAAATATTGAATTTATTTTAGATGAATCACTATTCAAAAATAATCCACAAGGAATTGAGTTGGTGAATAAAATTGATACCACTTCTGTTGATTTTATTATAAGACAATCACAAAATGATGTATATTTAAAACCAGTTGGATACAATTCAAATCCATGGCCAATGTTAACATCTAAAAAACCATTTTTAAGAACTTCTGGGTATGTGAGAGAAGATGAAGTATTAGTTAGCTTAAAATCAATTGATGATATTTTAACACAAGATATTACAAATTTTTCTAATGGTGATTACGTATGGTGCTCATTTGATATAAACGGATGGAATGTTTATAGATATACAGATGCAAATATTGTAATTAATGATATTACTTATAGCAATAATAAATTAACTATTACTGCTGATTCATTAATTTCATTACCTATTGGATCTTATATTGGGATTAGAGAAAACATAAAAGTTGATGGTACATATATAACAACTGGTATAAGTGGATTTTATAAAATTTCCGATGTTAAACTAAATGTATTAACGATTGACGTAATTGGATTGCAGATAGATCTACCATATGAAAATAATAAAAATACCATAATTTATTCATTTATAAGTCAACGTGTTGATTCTATAGATAATATTGATTTAAAACTACCAAAAGTATTAAAGGAAAATGAGTTATTATGGACTGATGACAATGGAACAGGAATGTGGTCAACATGGGAATACTCTCAGGTTTACACACGTACTACCCATTTATATAGAAATCCAAGTAATAACTTGAAATATGGTAAGGTAATTTCAATAAATTCAGATGCTAGATTACTTGCGACTACCTTAGAAACTGGAGAAGTTATAACATATGATAGAGGAAGTAGTACTGGCCCATGGGTACAACGTCAAATCATTGAAACTCCATTTATAACCCCGGATGTTGACCATGTAAATCCTAATGATGTTTCAAATATTGCAAATGTTATTGCAATGTCTATTGATAATAGATGGATGGCAACCGGATCTCCTAACACTAGTAATGGTTCATATCAAACGAATGGATTTATTAATGCTATTGATGAACAGTTAAATGCATCAAGTATTGTTAATCATGGTGTGATATCGTTATATGAAAAAGATATTAATAATATCTATACACTAGTCGCAACCATTTTAAGTCCAAACCCAACTCAGAATGAAAAATTTGGTTCAAGTTTATTTTTTGGTATTAATTGCTTATATGTTGGTGCTGAGTATGGAAATGGTACTGTGTATAAATTAGAATATTCTAATACAGAATGGGTATCTGCATACTATGATGAAATAGGAAGCAAAGGAACCACAATAAAATTATCTACAGTATCGGGAATACTACCTGGAATGAAAGTAACTGGTATTGGATTTACAAAATCACAAACCGTAGTAAGTGTAGATTCTGTTAATAAAACCATATTATTAAACCTAGAACCTGATTCAACCCCAACTGGAATTATTAAGTTTATTACAACTGAATGGAAATATAATACATCAAAAACAAAACATGGTACTAATACAAATAGTGGATATGGCAATAAAATAGTTGGTACTGTTGATGGATCTACTCTTTTAATTTCAGCTCCTGGTAACATTGATTTACCTGGTAAAGTATTTGTATATGAAAATGATGTATTGGCACAAACAATTGGTGGAACTAATGCATATTTTGGAAAAGATATAACTATTTCATCATCTGGTGAATATATTTCTATTTCAGACATTTTATTTGATGGTGATAAAAATAATGAAGGTAAAGTTATTGTTTATAAAAACAATGGTATTGAGTATGAATTATATCAATCATTAATAAACAATAACATAGAAGTATCTGGATATTTTGGTACTAAATTATTATTTACAAATGATTATAAAACATTATTGGTTTATAGTAAAAATGCTGACACTCAGGTGAAATGTAATTTTATAGATGATACTACATTTGATGATAAAACTACCATATTTATTGATGAAAATAATTTAGATAGTGGAAGAATTGATGTTTATAACAATTATGGGTCTAAGTGGGTTTTTAGTGAAAGCTTAGAAATGACTGATTCTGAGGTTGATGGATATGGCACTGTCCTGACTGCCTCAAATAATAATATTTTAGTTAGTTCACCATATGCTTTTTCTAATAATATAAAAGCTGGAGTAATATATGAATATAAAAAACAACCAAATGTATATAGTTGGAAAATTAAACATAGTGAAATATTAATTCCAGACGTTAAAAAAATAAAACAGGCGTTCTTATATAATAAATCAACCAATGAATTAATAAAATACTTGGATATAATTGATCCATTAAATGGTAAAATAGCAGGTATTGCTGAATCGGAAATAAAATATAAAGTTTTCTATGATCCAGCGATATACACAGTTGGGACATCAACTGTGAATGTTGATGATGGTATGGCATGGACTACTAAAAATATTGGAACATTATGGTGGGATTTGAGAACTTCAAAATTCATTGATAGTAATGATAATGATGTTGTTTATAGAAACAGTACATGGAGTACATTAGCAACTGGTGCATCTGTTGATATCTATGAATGGGTTGAATCAAAATATCTTCCATCTGACTGGGATTTACAAGCTGATACTGAGGTTGGGTTGACTATTGGTATGAGTGGTAAATCATTATATGGAGATGCAGCATACAGTATAAAACGAAAGTATGATAATGTTAGTAAAACATTTAAAAATACATATTACTATTGGGTTAAAAATAAAAAAACTACACCTAATACAACTGGTAGATATATTTCTGCCCAAGATATATCTAGTTTAATATCAAACCCACGTGGGGAAGGATATCAATATCTTGCATTGACTGGTTCTAATTCATTTAGCTTGGTTAATGTAAAATCATTATTAAATGATAAAAACGTTGTATTATCAGTTGAATATTGGTTAGTTGAAAACAGTGAGAATAATATTCATTCACAGTGGAAAATGTTGAGTACAGATGTTAATAGTACCATACCTTCACAATTGGAAAAAAAATGGATTGATAGTCTATGTGGAAAGGATGAACAGGAAAGAGTAATACCTGATACAACATTGCCATTAAAATTACGCTATGGGGTTGAATTTAGACCTAATCAAAGCATGTTTATAAATCGATACGAGGCATTAAAACAATATGTTGAACAGACCAATTTAATATTAAAATCTAGATTAATCACTGAAACACGCGATATTAGTAACCTAGAAAGTTATGAAACCGAACCACATATTATACGAGGATTATATGATGATATAGTTGATACTGATGCAGAATTAAGATTTGCAAATATCAACTCTTATTCTAGACCTGTTATAGAACCGCAAATAATTGATGGAAGAATTACTGGTATTACTATAAAAAGTTCTGGTAGAGGATATATTAATCCACCATTTATTGAAGTTGTTGGTTCAGGTGTAAATGCTGTTATTAAAGCTAAACTTAATGGATATGGGCAAATTGATGGTGTTACTATTATTAACAGTGGATATGGATATAATGACAGTACTATTTTAGTGGTAAGGGATTATTCTGTATTAGTTCATAGTGATTCTCAATCATCTGGTGTATGGAGCATTTATTCATATGATCCAACAACATTATTATGGTCTAGAGTTCGTTCACAAACATATGATACTAGAAAATATTGGAATTATGTTGATTGGTACGATAATGGGTATAATCAATTTAGTGCAATACAATATTCAGTGGATACATATAGTGATTTAAATTCAATTGAAGTTAATATTGGAGAATTAGTCAAAGTACGATATACAAATTTAGGAACGTGGGTCGTATTGAAAAAGTATGCTGATTCTCAGTCAATTGATTGGACGAGTTCATATCAATTAATAGCATCACAGGACGGTACTATTCAATTAAGTAGTTCATTGTATGAGTTTTCTCATACAATTGTTGGATATGATAATTTGTTATATGATGGTGGAATATTTGATAATAGTGCATCAACTGAATTGAGAGTTATATTGAATAGCATTAAAAATGACATTTTCATTGATGATTTGAAAACTGAATATTTAAATTTATTTTTTACATGTGTAAGATATGTATTAAGTGAACAATCCTATGTTGATTGGATATTTAAAACTAGTTTCATAAAAGCAAAACATAACTTAGGCGAATTGCACCAATCTGTTACATACAAAAATGATAACCTAACAAATTTTGAAGAATATGTATCAGAAGTAAAACCATATAGAACTAAAGTACGTGAATATATTAGTGCATATAATAAAACTGAATTAAATCAATTATCAGTTACTGATTTTGACATACCACCAATATATGACAATGGAAATATTGGGATGATTGAGACAACAGTTACAGATGGTATTATTAATATAGATGACTCTCATATTCAATCATATCCATGGAAACATTGGTTGGATAATGTTGGATTTAATGTACTTAGTATTACAGTAGTTAATGGTGGTTCAGGTTATATTAGTGAACCAGTAGTTCGAATTAATGGTAACTCAAAAATTGCAGCTACTGCAAAAGCTTTTATTGCAAATGGTAAAGTTACTCGTGTGATTTTAATGACAACTGGTTCAGGGTATTTGTCTGCACCAATTATTCAGTTAGATGGTGGGTTATCGCCTACTGGCACAACTGCAACTGCAGTTGCTATAATCGGTGATGGTGTTATTCGTTCAAATCTGGTTAAGATAAAATTTGATAGAATTACACAGTCATATTATATTACTAAATTACAAGAGATAGAAACATTCTCTGGAACTGGTTCTCGCTTAATATTCCCATTAAAATGGGCACCAGACGTTAGAGTAGGTACATCAACGGTCACCATTAATGGTATTGATGCATTACGAGATGATTATAAATTAAAAATTGTAAAAACAGTTGTTAATGGTCATACTAATTATGTAGGGTCATTAACATTTTTAACTGCACCATCAAATAATGCAATCGTTTCAATCACATACATAAAAGATTGGTCATTATTAAATGCTGCCGACAGAATTCAATATTATTACAATCCAGGTGATGGTGAGTTAGGTAAAGATTTGTCTCAACTGATGACTGGTATTGATTATGGTGGTGTTATTGTTAGCGGTCTTGGATTTGAAGTAAGCAGAGGTTGGGATAGTTCACCATATTATTCAGACAAATGGGATACTATGGATTCAACATTTGATGATTATATTGTGTATGTTGCAGCTGATACACGAGAATTTAATTTACCGTATGTTCCAGAAACAGGAGTAGTAATAACGGTATATCATAAACCGGCTGATTCTACAGATGATCCATTGAGAATAGATGATCAATATTATAATACTGTTGATCAAACTAATAGTAATGCGGTAATGTCATCGTTTATTGGTGATGGGATTCATAAAACAATAACGATTCCAGATTCAGTAGATGTTAATGAAAATGATGAATTCATCTTTAGAAAGATAACAAGTGATGGTTCTATAAAACCACTTGAAGCTGATTATGATACTGCATTAAGTGGTGGTGATTTAGTATATTCAACAGCAAGAGGGTTGGCTGCTGATGATATTATTATAGATGGGGATGGTTTTATTACACCGACATCATCACCAGCACCAGAAGAAGTAATACCAGGACAAGTTGTTGATACTGTTGCAATTAAAGTATTTGATATGCAATCTAATGGTTCAGCTAATATAAACATTGATAATTACTATGCTGATGGTATTGTAAAAACTTTTCCAATAACACATGGTAGTACTAACAATAAGTCTATCATTGTTAAAGTAAGTACTAATAATCAGTCAGTTATAAAATCTATTGGTGTGGATTATTCAATAGATGGTATTACTAATGCAATTGTTTTTGGTCAAGCACCGGTAGCTGATTCACTTATATCTATTTTCGAAATTGGATACAGTGGTAATAATTTACTGGATATAGGCCATGATATAGGAGATGGTAATACTAAAGAATTTTTAACACGTGCACCATGGTTGCAACCAGTATCATCCTTGGTTAATATAAACGGCGTTTCAGGATCATATACTTTGATAAATCAGGATGGTTTCATTGCAATTAAATTTGATGAAGCACCAGAAGTTTATTCAAATATAGATTATATAATAAGTAATGGAGTAAATCAATCATTTTCATTTTCTAAAATTGAAAAGATCCCGGTTGATGGTCGCGCATCATCATTGCCATATTCATTAATGACAACTTATGGTGATTCACTGCCGCTTGAAGCAAAAATGATTGTACGTGTTGATCAGGCTATATTAAAAGCACCAAATAATAGTTATTTTACTATAAAAAGCAACAAATTAAATTATACTGTTAATAAAATAAACAAACAACCATATAAGGATGATGTTTATACAATAAATGTATATGCCGGTGGTAAATTGTTAACGATAGGTGCAGATTATTCAATTGATCTAAGTGGTATAACTGTAAAAATAACAAAAGATTCATATACCAAATATAATGGAGAACAATTAGTTATTAGTTTAATAAGTGACCAGGGTTATTCTTATGTACCTGCAACATCATCTGAACCAGCAAAAATATATTTTAAAGAAATATATAATAGTTCAAATACTGTTGAGATTATTAATTCATATCAACACGCCAATTTAGATATTCAACGTTCTGATTTAAATTTAGATATTACATTAGTATCAGAAGAACCAGAATATTATATATATAATAATATTTTAGGTGGAATTATCACATTGGATAGACCAGTTATTAATGACAATTATGTGTGGGTTGTTAAAAATGGAATACTATTAATACCTAGTGTTGATTTCAAGTTGAATGAGAATAAATCATCTATTGAAGTTGTTAATGGTTCAATTTCAACAGACGAATTTTCAATAATTACTTTTGGAAGTAATATATTATTGCCTTCAATAGCATATATGCAATTCAAAGATATGTTGAATAGAACTCATTATAAACGATTGAGTTTGAAAAAACAAACTACACTTGTAAATGAATTGAAATGGAATGATACAATTATTACAGTTGTTGATGGAAGTAATTTTGATAAACCAAATCCAACTAATAATAAACCTGGTATTATTGAAATACGAGGTGAGCGTATTGAATATTTTGAAATTACCGGTAATATTCTTAGCAAGTTACGTAGAGGAACACTTGGAACTGGTACTCCTACCATTCATGAAGTCGGATCATTTGTGCAGGATATCGGTGCAAGTGAAACTATTCCATATTCAGAAGCACCAATTACAAAACAAATAGTATCAACTGGATCTAAAGTAATTGAGTTGGACGATATTATACCAACTAAATCTTTAACAACATGGACTTATGATTCTGGATATATTTCATCCATCCCATCAACTTATGGTCAAGCGGATGATATTGAAGTATTTATTGGTGGTTATGATGATAGTTCAATGTGGGTATCTAGTGTAAATTATGCAATTGATGATATTGTGATTATAGGTAGTTATACATATAGATGTAAAGAAGCACATATGAGTGGGTTATCATTCCATGATGATATTTTAAAATGGGATTTTTTCATTGGTAATATACGTCTAAAGAAACAACCATATAAAGTACATAATGTTAATATAAATCAAGATAGTCCATCTGGTGATATACAATTTGATGCAGATTTTGCAGTTGATGGTACATCAAGTACTATACGATTGACTAATGAATTATCATCTGGTACTAGAGTTACGATTGTCAAACGTTCCGGGATCAACTGGGATGGGTATAATATGGATTTATTAAATCAGGGGTATAGACTTGGTAATTATAGTAGTAGTGTTTATGGTGGGTCTGATGCAATATCAACATTTTTAAAAGCAGAACCAGGTATATGGTATTCATTGTTAAAATAATTGATTAAACCAGTAGATAATAATACTTGATAAATATATGGATAAGAGAGATTAATATGCAGAATAAAGACATGACAGGGGTACATATTAGAGGACATATAAAAATATATGATCCAACATCTGATGAGGTATTCATTGATAAAACAAATGCAATTCATTATGAAAATATGAGTATTGCCTTGGCTCAGAGTATTGCTAATACCGGCCAAGGTATTATTCACGCGATGGCATTCGGAAATGGAGGAACAACTATTGATCCAACTGGTATTATTACATATTTAACACCAAACAGCACCGGATCTAATGCTAGTTTATATAATGAAACATATACTAAAGTAGTAGATGGTAATTCACCAGCAAATCGAGACCCAACCAGAAACTTAATTGAGACACGACATGTGACGGGTACTAATTATACGGATGTATTTGTTACATGTTTATTAGATTATGGTGAACCAGATGGACAAAATGCATATGACACCACAAATAATAATGAAAGTGCATTTGTATTTGATGAACTTGGATTAAAATCTGCAAGTGGATTATTGCTTACACATGTTATGTTCCATCCTGTACAAAAATCGTTGAACAGATTAATTCAGATTGATTACACCGTTCGTATTCAAAGTTTAACTGGATTAGTAGGAGTTTAATATGTCATATCAAGTAACATTTACCGAAACAAATAATTCATCTAAACAAGCAATAACAGTTGCAGATCAGTCATTAAATGTACAAACTGATTTAACATTCGTTGGGAAAAATTTTTCAGGATATGGTCCATATGTTGCGGAAAATTTTTTACATTTGTTAGAAAATTTTGCTAATGTATCACCTCCATCTAAACCTGTACAAGGTCAATTATGGTTTGATAATTCTCCATCTATAAATCAATTAAAGGTATATGATGGAACTAACAATGGGTGGGTAATCGCGGGTGGAGTTAAAAAATCAACAACTGCTCCTTCTAAAGAATCGAGTATAGCAGGTGATATATGGGTTGATACTACCAACCAACAATTAAATATATTTTCAGGTTCTGGATGGCTATTGGTAGGCCCTCAGTATAGTTCAGGTTCTAAAACTGGGCCAATAAATGAAACTGTTGTAGATGTTAACAATATCTCTCATAGTATTATATCGATGTATTCAGCAGATAATAGAATTTCTGTTATTAGTAAAACAACATTTACACCTAAGACAACTATTATTGGTTTTAATACAATTAAAGAAGGTATTAATATAAGTAGTATTAATTCTGATAATACCATCACTAATACGCCAAGTAGATTTTGGGGAATAGCTGAAAAGGCTGATTCATTAGTAATTAATGGCCAAACTGTAAATTCATCTAATTTTTTGAGAACAGATGTAACAGTACCATCTAATGTACAATTAAGTATTAGATCTGATAATGGTATTAAAATAGGAAGTGATTTATTATTTAGTATAACAACTTCTTCTAATTCTGCTATGATAAAATCAAGCGGAAAAACAATTGATTTTAGTGTTAATAACACTGCATCTATTGTTCATATGGATGCTACTAAAGTTGGGATAGGCACAAATAATATAAACCCATCAGAAGTATTAGATGTCTTTGGAAATATAACCACTAGTGGTGCATTGATAACTAATGGTACAAAGGATTCAACTGGGTATGGAATCATCGTTAATTCTGGTGGAATATTAGTAGCTAACAACTCTACTTTTAGTAAAGATGTAACGATACAAGGTAAATTGTATCTAAGTAATTTGGATAATACTGGTTTACCAGTTAATACAAGTGTAATACTACCATCTGATACAATAAGTTATGATATTGGTTCATCAATCAAAAAATTTAGATATGTATATGCAAATCAATTTATTGGTGATTTGAACGGTAATATTACTGGTACATTAACTGGTGATATAACAGGTAAAGCAGCACAATTAGCAAGTCCTACTAGATTTAGTATGACTGGTGATGTTGTTAATACCAACATTGTTGATTTTGATGGTAGGTCTGGCCCTGCAACATTTAATACTGTTATTTCTCAAGATTTAATAACATCTAAAAGCCGCATAACTACTTCAATCGATACTGATGATTTTTTAATTTATAGATCATCTGTTGCAAACATTGGTCTTAAAAAAATATCAAAAGCTGCAATATTCTCGAATGTAGCTACAGTACCAATTGGCACAATATTGCCATATGCTGGACAAGCAGCCCCGACTGGATACTTGTTATGTGATGGAAGTGAGGTTTTAATCAGAGATTATACAGATTTATATAATTTAATTGGATATACATATAAAGGTGTTGATGCATTAGATGGTGCTGGTACATTTTCATTACCTGATCTACGTGGGCGATTTGCGCTTGGTCGTGATAATATGGATAATAATACGACGGTACCAAGCAAAGCAGATCCTAACATATTAGTTGATGCAGGAGGTGGTTCCGCCAATAGAGTAACAGATTTATCTGCTGATGTTATTGGATATAACTCTGGTTCAGAAAATAAATCATTGGTTTTTAATAATATACCAGATCATAAACATGATTTGAAATCTGATTCACCAACTAAATCACAACAGTATTATGCAGTTGGATTGCCTAATGCTGAATATGATGATAGTGACGGTGTAACTCCTGCAAGGGGAATGCCAAATTCTAGTACTGGAAATGCATTATCAAATAGTGGTGGTGTATTAACTCCGCCTAATACAAGTTTGGGACAACCGTTTTCAGTGATGAATCCATACTTAACAATTAATTATATAATTTTTACTGGTGTACTATAATGAGCTATATTATAAACAAAACTGATGGATCTAGATTAACAGAAATTGTAGATGGGACTGTTGATCATGCTACTGATTTAACACTACTTGGAAAAAACTCCAGCTCGTATGGTGAATTTTTTAATGAAAATTTGGTATATTTATTAGAAAATTTTGCTAATACATCTGCTCCAAATAATCCGATTACTGGGCAATTATGGTATGATACAAGTGAAGGGCGATTGAAAATATATGATGGCACGTTGTTTAAAGTAAGCGGTGGAACTATTGTATCAAATATTGTACCCAGTTCTATATCATCTGGTGATTTATGGGTTGATTCATATAGACAACAATTATACTTCAATGATGGGGTGTCTACTATTTTAGCTGGTCCGGGCTATTCATATCAACAAGGAATTTCAGGTTGTCAAACTATTGATGTTTTAGATATTAGTAATAATATACATACTATAGTATTAGTATATGTGGGACGTGTATTGATTGGGTTATTCAGTAAAGACTCATTTGTTCCAAAATCACCAATCGCTGGTTTTACAGGAAATGTAGAAGTAGGATTTAATACAGGTAATTACTCAGGGATAAAATTCCATACTAGAGCAACCTCGGCAGATGCATTGGTTAACCCAGCTGATGGCAGTTTGCTAACTGCATCTTCTTTTGTAAATAAGAATGATGATAATATCTTTTATGGTATTATGACAATATTAAATAATAAGCCATTAGTATTAGGTCAAAATAGTAGCAATGAGATACAAGTGAGGCCAGATCTGTTTAGTATAAATTCTAATGCAACAAATCAAGATTTCAAGATTAATATTCTTAACGGTGGTGGTATAAAACCAGCAATAACAATAAATGCTGCATCTGAAAAAATTGGGATTTTTAATAATAACCCATCGTCTACATTAGATATTACTGGTGATGTTAAATCATCAGGAAATATAACAACAACTTCAGCACTTAAAATAGGACCAGAATCTAATATTACTTTAAACTGGGATAATAGTTCAACTAGTTTACTTTCAGATAAAAGTATTAATGTAACAACTGGTAATGGTTATAAAATTAATGGAACTAGTGTATTAAATTCAACAACATTGGGGACAACAGTTGTAAGTTCAAGTTTAACTAGTGTTGGTTCATTAGTTTCTCTTCAGGTTGATTCGATAAATATCAATGATTCTACCATTAGTTATGTAAATGAAAGTCAAACAAATGGAGATATAGTATTAACTCCAAAAGGATCTGGTACAGTAAATGTAAGTAGTTCAAAAATAATTAATGTTGCGTCTGCAACAGCCGGGACTGATGCTGTTAATTTGAATAAATTAAATTCAACAGTTAAAAGTAGACCACTTGGGCTTTCATTAAATACTGCAAATCTTAGTAATATAAGTATTGCAACAAATTACTTGTCAATTGTATTCCCATCTTCTGATTATTCTACTAATACATTATGTAGAGTGGTTTGTAATGAACCGGATAATATATCTATACGATTATTTAAATTAAGTAGTTCCGGTGTATGGGAATTTCAAAATAACTTATAGTAAGAATAAATATACTATCATAAGGAATTAAATACGATGTCATATATCATCAATAATACAAATGGGGATCAAATAGCAGTAGTAGCGGATGGGACTATCGATACGACTCTAGATATTAAATTAATCGGTAAGAATTATGCCGGATATGGTGAAGCACAGAATGAAAATTTTGTATTTTTATTGGAAAATTTTTCACACCCTTATCCACCAGCAAAAGCGGTTAAAGGTCAAATATGGTTTGACAGTGGAACTAGTAAATTAAAATTCTTTGATAGTTCTAAATGGCGCACAACTGGTGGTGCTGAGATCGGTGATAGTGCACCAGCTGGCTTGACAGTTGGTGATATGTGGTTTGATACATCACAAAATCAACTTAATACTTGGGATGGTGAACAATTCGTACTTATAGGGCCACAAGCTGCTGGTACACAAACCACTGAAATGCTTTCTAAAAATGTTAGAGATGCCTCCCAAGACCATACAAGCCATGCTATTATCCAAGGTATTGTAAATGGAGAAACAATATTCATTATTAGTCGTGATTCTGTATTTACATTAGATGACATGCTCAATCCTATTGCTGGTTTCACCAAAATCCAAAAAGGTATTACATTAAGAAATACAAATGATGATTTACAACCAGGTCAAACGATCACTGATCATAGATTCTGGGGTACTGCTACTAATGCTGATAGATTGGGTGGTCATCTACCATCAGATTTTGCATTGTCAAATAATGCATCATTTACTTCACAGGTGCATTTTTCTGAAGCTGGGTTGACTGTTGGTGGAAGTTCACCTGATTATAGATTATGGATTTATAATGAAGCACAAACTAGCGGTGGCACACTAATCCCAATCATTCATAATAAAGTTAGTGATCAAATTATTTTTAAAACAACGGTTAATAATTCTACAAAAACCCCATTAAAAATAGTTGGGATTGATGTATTACCTGGAGAGGATAATGTATCTACTATCGGAACTTCTACTAATAGATTTAATAAAGTATATGCAACTTTATTTAAAGGTACTTCCGATCAAGCGGATGCACTATCGGTTGGCGGAACATATAGAACTGCAAGCATCGATGTTGCTGCTAGTACAATTGTGGCAAGAACCAGTGTAAATGAAACAATTAATGGTGTTGCAACTACTGCTGGATCAATTAAAGCAACTTATTTTGTAGGTACTGCAACTTCTGCATATTATGCTGATTTGGCTGAGAAATATTTGGCTGATAGAAATTATGAAGTTGGTACAGTTGTTATGGTTGGTGGTGAAAAAGAAGTTACTGCCTGCCAACCAGGAAATAGAGCATTGGGTACTATATCAGAAAATCCAGCGTATATGATGAATAGTCATTTGGAAGGTGGTATATATATTGCATTGAAAGGCAGAGTACCAGTCAAAGTATCGGGTCCAATTACAAAAGGTGACCGATTAGTTGCAGGTGAAAATGGAACTGCGGTCGCAAGCTCATATGCAATTGATATATTTGCTATAGCATTGGAAAGTAGTAATGATTCTGGTGTCAAAATAATTGAAGCAGTAATTTTATAAAGGAAATTTATGTCAGAACAATATAAATTAATTAAAAGTATTCATTATAATGATATACAGTCAAAAATTTCTAATGTATTAGGAGTTGGGTCTAATGATTATGGATATGGACAGACTGTTCTTAGCTCGCAAATATCATTAGGGGCTAAAATATCTAGCAATCAATGGTCAAATTTGAGAACAGATATTTTAAAAGCTAAAATTCACCAAACTGGCGCAACTGAAACTGAAGTATTAACAAACCCAACGGTAGATACTATAATCACTGATGCCGATAGACAATCATATTTAGATATGGCTACATCATGTGAAACTAACAGGTATATAATACCACCATTAAATCAGGCAACACAAGATATATTGGTTACTGGTACAAACCTTACATCATGGAATTCAACCCTAACTCACACTGTAACAATAACATTTACAAATGCGGCAGAAATGCGATATTTCTTCAATTCTGGAAGTTGTATTGATATATCTGCAAGTAGAACCAATGGTTCAACAACGGCGAAAAATACTTCATGGACTTCTTTGCTCTCAGCGGTTGGTACAATACGAATTGGAATGTATAATTCGTATCAGATTACTGGTTCAACCCCTGTTTTAACGTCTGTGATAGGAGCTAGTGAGTTAACTACTACCGATTCTTTGATATTTACTAAATCTCCGTCGGAAGGATTAACAAGCAATTCATATAACATTAGAGCTAAAATATCCACAACATCAAGTACAACGATTATATTAACAATTTCTTTTATTGACGCGGACGGTACTGGAACTAGTGATATTAATGTTGATGGTACGTTGGTATCACTAGTAAAAACATATAGAGCGAGTGGTAATTACGTAACAGTAGCTGGTCCATCAGCGACTGGCACGTTCAGTGGTGGTGAAGTTGTATCAGTATATGCTATTGGTATAAATTCAACAAATGTAAATGAAGGCAGTTCATTTGACATAACTATTTCAGGACAAGCAGTCCCACCATTAGAAACTACATACTATTTAACAACACTAACAACTACCGGTACAGTAGATTCTACCGATTTCGGCACCGGTGATTATTTCAATAGTACCCCTATTACAGTATCATTGATAACAAGTGAAAACTTAGATAAAAATTTTATATATGCCGATACTAGTATAGTTAGAGCAGATTTAAGATCAGAAGGAGTTGAAAAATTTAAACTTGAATTGAGAAGAGGTTCATCGCCTGGAACGTTAGTTGCAACCAGTCCAGAAATAATGGTTAACGATACTTCCATAACATCTGAATCATTTTCTATCTCTGCGGATAAATCAAGTGTTGATGAGGGTGGAATTGTTACATTTACTATTAGTGGAAACGCGGTGCTATCATCTAACACAACCTATTATCTAACAACCAGTGGTACGGTTATATCTGCAGATTTTACAAATGGGTATTATAATAATAACCCAATCATCGTTTCATTAGTGACTGATACATATGGTGATAAGTATTTTACTAAGATTATTACTGCAACTTTATCATTAGATCAACTCTCGGAAGGGTCAGAGAATTTCAAACTTCAGCTACGGGCTACTTCAAATGGTTCAGCAATTGCTGAAAGTGACTCAATTACAGTTAATGATACTTCTATCACTATTCCAGTAGTAACAGTTCCGACAACCACCTATGTATTAGACTTTACAGCATTTAGTATTTCAGATGGGGTTGCTAATAATGGATGGTATATGGAATTTTGGAAAGATACTGCACCAACTAATAAGGGAAGATATCCGGTGTCAGCTGGTGCAAAATTATACTTAAATTCTTCTGGTGGATATTCTTCTACTACTGGCTATGGAGATATATCATTCTACCCAAAATCAGGGGCTCACACTCTTAAATTTATATTTGATAATGGAACCACCGTGACTAAAAATGTTACTGTGAACTATAAAGATATTACGATTACCGGGGAGAATACCGGAGTAGTAGGCACCACTCAATCAGTATTAGTTGCCAATGGCCCTATCAACGGAACATATTACGTTACTGATCAATATAATAATACTACTGCTACTCTTACATTAGATCAGTATGGCAGCCATACCAATACTTTCATACCTACGACACCAGGGGAATTTATATATACATTTCATTTTAGTGATAGCAGAACTGCTACAAAAACTATAACTTATAGTGTAACGCCATATTCACATACTTGGACCAACGATGACAATTGGACTGTTCCAGAATATGTATACGCAATTAATGTAACAGTTAATGGCGCTGGTGGTGGTGGTGGTGGTAATGATAACTATACCGGGCTTGCTGGGCGCGGTGGAAATGTCGTATCAGGTACAGGATATCCAGTTAACCCAGGTGACATAATATCCATTATTATTGGTGCTGGTGGTAATCATGGTGTTAGTGACGTACGAGACACGGGTTCAGCCCCTGGTGGGTATTCTTCACTTGGGTCTGGCGGCAGCAGCGGCAATGGTGGTGCTGATAATGATTCTGGATCAGGAGGCGGTGGCGGCGGTGCATCCGGTATATCTGTAAATGGTATCGTTGTTATAGTAGCAGGTGGCGGAGGTGGCGGAGGCGGTGCTGGTGGTAATTACAGCACCCCGCAATACGGCGGCGGTTATTCTGGTATTGGATCAACTGGTGGTGGTGGAGTTCGATTATTAGGCGGACCTAAAGGCAAAGGTGATGACGGCGGTGGCGGCGGTGGCGGCGGTGGCGGGTATTTTGACGGTACCAATGTTGGCGGTGGACAGGGTGGCGGCGTTATTCGAAATGGTTATTTGACAAATGGGACAAGTGGTAACGGAAGTGATACATACGGGGCATATGGATTAAATGGATTAAACTTAGTTCCATCCAACTTTAGTGCAACAACCGCTGGCGCTGGTAATGGCGGTGATTCATTAACTACAGGTGGTAACGGGTCAGTCACAATAAGTTATCCATGATAAAAAATGCTTGGATATAACCCCAAGCATTTTTATAAATTACATAAAAAACCAACATAATCTTTTAAACCAGTTAGAGCCCACTGGTTTAATCTTAATTATCTCTGGTTTTTTATACACATAAGATTCAGCTAATGGGAAAATTCTAGAAATTGCTTTTGCACATTCTAATGCTAATTCTCTATGTTCTTTTTGAGTTGATTCTTCTG